CAACGAAGAACAGAACCCGCAGAACAACAACCCGCAACATCCGCTTTCCTAACCAAATGATTGAACAAATTAACATCGCTCTTGAGCAAAAAGGGTCTGGGAATTTCTCAGCCTGGGTCATTGAAGCCTGCCGTCGGAGACTAACGTCAGAAAAGAGAGCATATACATCAATCCAAAGTGATGATGGATGAACATCCCGGTTTCTTCCACCATCGCACCGGAAAAGCGACTATGAGGGTAACCCTGCGTCTGTCAGCACAGTAAAACCCGGTGTGCATCGTTTTTGATTATTCCCGCACACTCACGCAGAAGGAATTCCCCGTCGGGCTACGGTCATGGTTAATGCGGGAATACGGCGACGATACAGCGCATAATGTGTCAGGCTTGAATACCTTTATCGAATCCCGGTAATAAAAACTGTCCCTGTCTCTCCAGACGTTCCAGCTTTGCAAGCAATTGAGGTTTTTTCGTTCTCCCCCAGCGATTGAGCAGACGGCCTGACATGCTGGCGACATCCTTCTCTTTCATGTACTCCAGCATTACGGCGTTACGTTCTGCTTCATAACTTTCGCTGTACTTACGGAGTTCTGCTGACATCCAGTTAAACGCATTGATATAGGCTTCTTTAACAGCATCGGCTTTTGCCCCGTTAAATCCCATAACCAGCATAACGAAGCCACTAAAGTCCATGCGGTAGTAAATCTGTTTTCTTGTCAAAAATACCTAAGTCATTGATTTTCTCGACGGCCCAAAAATGGGTTGTCGAGAATTCCTCAGAACATCTCAAACATTTAATAGCCCTAATCACATGCTGATGGCGTTTACCAAATGCCCTGGCAATCTGGAAGGTGTCAGTTACCGGTTGACCTTCTGCTGCGGTAACTAACTGGCGAAAGTCGAAGTCATGATTCGCAATTAATTCATTCATGGCGTTGCCTGCTTCTTTGAAATGAACCTTTGCCGCACAGGAAACCAGCCCACCGAGGCTCGCCAGCACTAACTGGTATCCTCAAAGGCCCATTCCAAAGGGTCAGGTTCGGTGTTTATTGTGCGCTGCGGTGCGCGGTGAAATACCGGTACAAAAATGCCCCGCATCTGCGAGGCATTTTCCTGAAAGTCACTTGTTAAATTTCAGTGAAATTAAAATTATTTTAAGCACTGCGTCCTGATGTATTCCTGCAGGTAGTTAACCTGCGCGGTTATCTTGTCGATTCCACCTCGGAGACGGTAATAATTGAGTTCAGCATCTGATGTAAGTCCTGGGCTTTCTCCATCGCCCATGCTGCTGGCTCCGGTCGTTGACTTTGCACAGGTGGCGGAGACTTGCAGGCGCTTACGCCCAGCAGAAACATCAGCACGGAGACTTTCGATAGTCGCATTAGCATCAGCAAGCTCCTTTGTGTATCTGGCGTCAAGTTCTGCTACATCACGTTGCCGCTTCTGCATATCAGCGATGATGGATGTGGCTTTATCGCGCTGCTCTTTGTAGGCGATGGCGTTATCACGGTAATGATTAACAGCCCATGACTGGCAGGCGATAATGCAGATAACCAGAGCGGAGATAATAACGGTTACCCTGCTCATTGTTGCCCCCACAAACAGACTTCACGCTCAATCTCGCGGCGAGTCATCAGCCCTTTCCATTGCTTACCGCCAGCGTATGTCCAGCGCCGTAGCTGATCACATGCGCCTTTGATATCGCCCTGGTTTATTTTGCGAAGAAGCGTCGATGTTCTGAAATTGCCAGCGCCCACGTTGTAAACGAACGAGTAAAGAGCGCCGCGCGTTGTTTCCGGTATATCGACGTTGATGTACGGGTTAATTTGTCTGGCGACCGTGGCAAGGTCTTTATTCAGGAGGGCTTTGCATTCTGCTTCGGTATACGTTTTACCGGGCATGATGTCTTTTCCGGTGTGTCCGTGACATACAGTCCATACGCCAACGATATCTTTGTATGGTATGTAGCTGACACCTTCCAGACCATCGTTACCACCTGGACCAGTGATGAGCACAGACGCTATGGCAACAGCCCCACCACCAATAGCAGCTGCAACAGCCTTGCGTAATGACGGCGACATTATTCACCTCTCGCAGCCTTACGCTTATCTTCTTTAATCTTGAAATAAAGATTTGTCAGATACGTCAGCAGGCCAAACAGCAGACTTCCCAGCACACCTATTGCCACCCACTGGGACGGAGAGACTTTGTCCAGCAGCTGCAGTAACCAGTATCCCGTCCCACCGCTGACGTGGTGTATGACACACCTGTTGTGATTTTTCCATCTGATGTATGTCTCCGTCACCGCCGACAGAAAATGAAAGTAAAGAAAACAAAAAAGACCGCCAGTGTCACCCACTGACGGCCAACGCCGGGAGCCGTGATTATGGCATTCAGGCTCTGCTAAAAATGCCAGATAACATTCCGGCCTCCCCTGATTCAGGTTATAAATGACACAATATCTTGACAACATCCGTCACTGTCTGTCAGAAAATGTACTGCCATATAGAAGCAACATGTGAAGTACATCTATCCTTTTGAGCCAGCACCTCTCCACCGAAAGTCAGTGCTGGCTGTTTTTTTCCCTAATAAGGCATCTGTAACTGAAACAATCCGCATATTGATAATATATTGACAGGCATCATTGCTGTCTGTGAAAAATAAGTCTCTACAAACATATAAGGCCTTTTAGCCAGCGTCTTCTTTTTCAGGTCAGTCGCTGGCTTTTTTTATTATGCTGCCGGTGCATTTATCTCCAGCATCAGACTTTCTATCTCAACGCCATACGCTGCATTTTTTGTAACATCCGTCAGCGTCAGCGCATTCAGTCCCAGTGTCAGACTGTCTTTTATAACCTGGAATGCCGGGCCAGCCACTCCATTCAGTTTCGGAGTAACCGTGGCACTGCCGGCGGTGAACACCAGCTCCAGCGTCTGCCAGTCGTTACCGTAATCGCCGAACTCCCCCAGCTTCGTGTTTCCGGCTTTCCTGTGATGCATCAGATTCACTCTGCCGTCAGTGGTCTGAGTGAAGTACGACATCAGGAACGGATTACCGGTACCCGTCATCGCCACACCATCAGGAACGGGAGCATCCGTATACAGATAAATCCCCAGCCCGAACTGATTGTTGGTCAGTGCGCCTGACAGGCGGAACTTACAGGTCAGTCTGCCGCCCTGTGTCAGCAGGGTAATTGCGTCATCCACCGGATGCGTCAGGGACCAGGTTTTATTGCTCTGCTTGGTGATCTTAAATACACCATCTGACAACTGAATTCCGCCATCCTTAATGCTCCAGCCCTGCGCAGCAGCCTCTCCGGCTGCCGGCAGCAGGGAGATTGTGCGAACGGACGTATCTGCAGACGGACCCGATGGCGTGTTGCCGCCGGGCGAGGGTTTGATTTCCGGTGCCTTACCACTGATGAAGGCGGAGGTGCGCCCGGCTGCGTTCAGAATAGCGGTTGCCAGACGATCCGGAATAATGCTCCTGCGCGCCCATGAACTGAAATGTGTCGGGCGGTTTGATGATACCTGGTTTCCATTCGTTCTCGATGCCGCACCGTAATATCCTGATGCCGGAATATCCGGATCTTCTGCCGGCGCGTTAGTGGCGGTATTGACACCGTTACCGTCTGTCATGAAGGGCACAAAATAAACGCCCTCACTCTCCCTGTTTTTATACCCGCCGTACACGGTGTCGTACTGGGTAGCGTATGTATTTTTCCAGTAATACGTCGTGTCACCACAAATCCACGGCACATCTGCAGCACTGCCACCATGGCACTGCGCGTTAAACACGGAGAGGTCAGCACGAAACTGTGTCAGCATGGCTGTAAACAGCGCAGGTTGCTGTGCGTGGGTGGCGGCGCTCATGTCAAACTCTCCCTGCATCCAGCACACCGCCAGCAACACATTTTTCGGGTTCTTCTGTAATGCAGCTTTAGTGCGCGCAATCAGGTCCTGATATAACGGTTTACCCACACCCCAGCGTGCCGAATCCTGGCTGGCCCCCGTGTCCGCACTGAATGTCCCCTCCGCGCCCTGGGTGAATGCCGAACCACCACGACAGCATGGTACCAGCAGGATCCCCGCGTTATTCGGGATATACGGGAGCAGTTTTTTGGCAATATGTAACCCCTGGCCGACACAGCCGTACTGCCCTTTGCTCAGGTCTGCCTTCGGATGATTCAGCGTACTCATATCCTGCACATCATGCAGGCAGTGGTCGGCCGGAATAATATCGTTATATCTGCAGGCAGCCCCACCCGGCGTCACTGTACTGCGGCGCGCCAGCTGTTTAATGCGCGGATCCGGAGCATCGTATGAATCCGGCAGCGGAAGCCCTTCACCGTAAGCCATGGCATTGGACTGCCCGGCCAGTACGATGACGTAGTACCACTCCGGCTCAGTTGCACCACTGACCACCACATCACCTTCTGCTGTAATCGCCTGCATCAGGGTATAAGGGGTTATGGCCACCGGACTCCCAAACGGCTGCCAGCCCTCTTTCAGTTTGTGTGTCAGCTTTTCCGCAAGGTCTGACGGCGACGCCGCCCTGACAACATCATAATGTTTAAATGTCATTATTCCTCCCGGCCGGGATAGTGTATTAAATCAGATATGGAGTGGGCTGTAGTCCGGAAGCCTGAATGACACACGGGGACTACAGCCCAAGAAATGAAAAAAGGCCACGCAGTTGCGCAGCCTGATAAACCCTGGTTAAAATCCACACGATAACAACACAACAATATCAGTATCTCATGCTATTGCCCGAACCCATTCGGGCATTTTTTACCCATAAAAAAGCCCCTCCGGAGAGGGGCATGTTTGCATGCACATTCTTTTTCTTGCATGGTGCCGGGTGCCTCCCGGTGAATTCAGTATCAGCACCTGAATCCGCGATTATCACATATACCTGGTTGCTGATTGCCCCTCCGCACAGGGGGATTCACCATGCAGTAGTATTTTTAATAAACAGTAAACAAAAAAATCAAGCATTATGCAGGCTGTTTCTTTTTATCACCGGCCACAGCAATACCACAATGCCGCAGACCAGCACCCCATCCGCCAGCACCGACATGATTCTGCTGGTGAAATCCACCATCACCACCAGAAACAGCAGGAGTGCAGCCACAGCCAGGCGCAGTTTTACCGTCACTGGTGATTCTCCAGACGAAGACCCAGAACACCGGCAATCTCTTCCAGCACCTTGCGCTCTTCCGGCTCAATTTCGCCGTCTGCCTCCGCAATGGCCACCGCCACATCCAGCACATCTTCCGCTTCACGCGTATCGTGTTTCACATCCTCGATCTCACGTAACGCCGCACGACGACCAATTTTAAAGTTCGTATCCAGCTGACCGATAATGGTTGCGCTAATCGCATTAATTTCTGACGTAAACGCGGACAGCGCAGGCTGATTACGCAGTACCTGTTCGATCTTCGCTTTCTAGGAAGCCTCACATTCACCATCTGCACAGGCCACCAGGTAGGCAGCATTAATAACCGCCTGTGCCAGATCGCGTTTCTCAAACTTTCCTTTTTCCGGTTAACGTGACACACCAATAACTCTTGTCGAAAAAGCCAGCAAGCTGAAAGACCGGTATTCACAACCACCAGCGCGTTTACTGTACTGGCGTGATTTCAGTCATAAAAAAACCCGCCTGGCGACGGGTGTAAAAAATCTTCTAACGTCAGGCATAAAACGCCCATCGTTAGGGCAAATTTACCACAGATTCGGGAAAAATCAACAAAGCTATCTGGTCACCTTTTTCAGTTGTTGTTCTGCCCATGCTTCTTCAATATCAAACTGCACCACCAGCGTATCGTAAAAACGTTTAACTGTTTTTTTCCATGTATCAAGAGATATGGCATCGGTTACATTACATATGGCATTAAATGCCTCCGTTGAAGGTAATCTTTCATAGCCACGACCACCACAACGCTGGCAGTCTCTGATAACAGGCATACCACGTTTTACCGACTCTTCACGATGAATGGCAACACCGCGCCCACGACAATCTTTACAGGCGGTGGAAACCTCCCCCTTCCCTCCACACTCCGGACAGGCAACTTTTACCACCTCCCTGACTTTTTTCCATTCCTCCCAGTAAGACGGATACACGCCTTTTGTGCACTTTGCCCACACTGGCGGCTTACCATCCGGATACTGGATCTTGTTTGTAAAAACCTCGCTTTCAATAAATTTTTTTCCGTGACAACAGGGGCACTGTTTTTTGCTCGCCGCGCTACGGGCATAATCTTCAAACGCATACGAAGCCATAATACGCATCACTGCCGGTTTTATTTCTGCCGGGAGTTTTCTTAACGCCGCCACGCGATCACACCGACTGAGTGCATATTCTGTCAGCAATTCTGTTGCCCGCTCTCTGTCATTCATACTAATGCCCATTTTCCCAAGGAACGCAGAAAACCCCATCTCAGCCCAATTCTGTGTCATGCCCTGCGCGGCCATCACATCAGTGATACTCAGCGTATCTTTCGACGTTGAGGCCGATGCATCAGTCAGGCCGGGGGATTTTGGGGAGTAGTATTTCGGTAAATCTTCCAGTTTCATTTTTTGACCAGCCCTTCAAGCATTATGGGGTAAATCTTCACCCCCAGACGTCCACCAGATACTGGCTGACCACGAACGATATTGATTTCATCAAACTGCTCATCGTCCATTAACACTCCCGCATGCGTCAGCGCATCCAGCGGCGCTTTCAGAATATTGTCCAGGTCACGGCGGCGCTTATCCGGTGGCTCGGCAATAATCTTTATCGCCAGCCTTCCGGACAGGCTTAATTTCAGCCGCTGCTGGCGAACAATAAGCGCCACAGCCCGGCGATAACGCTCACCGGCTTTTGATACAAAATATGTGCTGCCACGACGTCGCCAGTAGGTGTTCACCGTCGGCGGGTAAAGCAAAACAAACTCTATACGCATCAGTAACCTCTTTTACCCGAGCACGCCGGTTGCAAAGGCGTGATCAAGAAAACGAAAAATTAAATCAACCTGGGAACCATGCTTTTCTTCGAACGCCAGCGGATCCGCATGAAGCTCGTTGTGATGCTCCCGACACAGCGGTAGCGTGAAAATATCGTGGGATTTTGTTCCCATTCCACCCTGACCATGACCAATCAGATGATGAGGATCGTCCGCTGGCTTACCACAACACGCACACGGCTGTGTCTTTACCCAGCGTGTGTATTTCTCATTTACCCAGCGGCGACGTTTAGGTCGTTTCATGAAGGATTCCGGAGACTCCGGATCAACGGCAATGCTGACCACCGTCTTTTCCTGTGGTGGGTTCTGTTGCTGGTGGGTGTGAGGCGGTAGCGCAATATTTTTTGTGCGCTGCTTCAGTATGCTGGTGGCGGTCTGTTCTCCCGGTATGATGTCGCTTTCACGGTACATTGAGCGGATTTTTTCCGCACGCAACCCCAGCGAACGACGTAATACCGCTTCCGGTAGCGCGTCCGCCACCTGATTGCGGACCGCCCACCAGGATAATTCAGCCAGCGATAATTCCCGCTCCTGCGTGCCATTCATTACATGGCGTATGACGTCAATCATCCAGGCTGTCAGATTTTGTTGAGTAAGTTGCTCAAGTGATTCGGAGGTCTGGTCGCGCAGCTGGTTGTCGCAGTGCCAGCACAACACCATTGCGCCAGCACCGTAACTGTGAATAACGGTTTCGCTGTGATGATAATCGCCGTGTGGCCACTGGCAGGATTTCACGTGACGTAATAACCAGTCAGACAGTGCACCAGCGCCGCCAGCTGCACGAATCACCCGCTCATCGCTGAAAAATGGCAGCAGTGATTTATCTTCCGCCAGCGGCTGGCGAACAGCAGGAACCGCTCCAGATGGCAGCGCCCGCATGTTTTTCGGTTCCGGCTCCACCAGCCCCCTGCCGCGATGAAAAACTGGCAATGATTCACGACCGGGCTTAAGGACCACCAGCCCGAGTTCCGGAACCAGAACAGGTCGAAGTAATACCCGCACATTACCTCCAGACGCGCTGACGGTAGCAGGCATGTGTCCGTGGCAGATGTGCACGAACAGGAAGATATACAGAAACGGTCCAGGTCAGACGATCAGCGTTCAGACTCCGCTCCACACGGACACCGCGACGCAGATACGCCTCTTGAAGCATATCTGCCTCATCGATCGTACAGAACAGATAGTGAAACCAGCCATACTGAGGCGCACGAAAACGCCTCCCCTGCTTAATTTCCGGGTCGGCTTCAGAATTGTGGGATTTTATGTGTTGTGTCATCGGATTCTCCGGTGACAGCAGGTGTCAGTTGTTCAGGCTGACTGCGCGAATTGTAAGGCAATACGCCGGAATGTACAAACAGAAAACCCGTCAGTAAGACGGGCTTAACAAGCAGGGGCGGTTACTTTAATAATTTCAGTGCCTTTACATCAACTTCAACACTGCTCAGGTCTTTATCAATTTCACCCTCAATTCTTACTTTGTCTTTCGGAGAAACATTCTGCCCGGCCCATACGCTGTCATCAATATCCGTGACAATTGTCCCGCTATTGTCACGAAACTCATAACGTTCATCACCCACTTTTTTAACGATGCTCCCTTCAAGGATAACCCATGCATCATCCTTCAGTTCTTTTGCCTGCGCTACTGTTGAACGCTCTGCTTCTGGCCCCTGGAAACCACCCTGCTGTGCAAAAGCGCCAAAAGACACACCGGAAATAAGTGCTGCAATCAATACCTTTTTCATTCATAGTCCTCTTTCAGAGATGAACATTCAAACAGCATTTTCAGTATGGTAAAGCGCGGGTGCGTTGAGGATGCCTGACACATCAGAGGTGGCGGGAGATTACTCCCCCGCCTGGTCTCTTACTTCTCAGATTCGTAGTCTACGAAGACAGCGACCTCCGTCTGACCGGTTCGGATTCGCACCTCGCAGAGGTCTTTCCTCGTTACCAGTGCCGTCACTATGACGGTTAAACAGATGACGATCAGGGCGATTAACATCGCCTTTTGCTGCTTCATAGCCTGCTTCTCCTTGCCTTTCGGCACGTAAGAGGCTAACCTACATGTGTTCAGCATGGATTGAGCCTCAGATTAATGTTAAGCGTCTTGCAGGACGCGTAATGTTAACTGGGGCTTTTCTCTATCTGCCGTTGGTGTTCATGCCCGAGGCAGATAGCCTCAAGCACCCGCTGCAATTCTACTTAACTATCCTTTTCCCGCAAACCGTTTTTATCCCCAGCGGCAAATCGAATACACCACCAGCGCCACCGCCATCGCAATTCCTACCGTTGTGAATGCTTCAGGCCAGGTCATTGATTCACCTCCTGCGGCGGTTCTGGTAGCGACATCCAGTGGGTTGCTTGCCTAAGATCATTACCCGGACTAACTGCTATACCTCCGCGCCGGAACGTGCCTCCGAGATAGCGTGCGGAATATATTAATGGCCCAGCCTCGCTATCGATATTCATCGAAATAAGCACGTTCTGGCTCTTTTCAGGCATTCGCTCAGTACAGCTTATCCAGCCATCCAGAGTTATCGGAGATCTGGTTGACGTTTCCGAGATTTCCCGAAAATTGTTGGTTGACGAATTCTTATTTTCCCGAAAGTTTCCGGCCTGAAGCATGGCGACGCGGCAGGCGTTCCAGCCATCAGCATATGTTTTAGTTACACCGTCGAGATGGCAGGTAAGCAAATCCATTTCATCAGGCACTACCATTGCTATCGGCTCTGCTTCCAGTGATGCCAGCGCGATACGAAACACATTAGCCAGCAGGCTGTCTGAAGACTTGTTATCGTGCGCCGAGTCGCTCAGGAAGCCTGTGATGTATGATTTAATCTCCGCGCGTTCTCTGGTAATAGTGCTCATATCAGTTTTCCTTATACGGATTAATTTTATTGTGCAGTGCGCTGAATGATTCCCATGTCACATCGGTATATAGCTCAATAACTGGTTCAAATGTCCTTCCAATTATCCAGACCAGTAATAGCGGGGATATCGGTATCATCAACACTATAAACAGAATGAAAAACAGAAACTCTGTTGCTCTGCTCTTTCGTGGGTAATTTTTTTCTAAATAATGTTTCATTTCTTACCGCCCTTTCGGGCGGCCTCCTGATGTTCTGAGGGTGCAGGAATCCCTCCGGTTAAGGATTTAATAAAAATCGTTTCTGATTTAAATCTTCAGTATTTAGTTGTTAGTTGGTTTATCGCCTTTATGCTTCAGCCTTATTTCGCAACCAGACACAACCGGGCCATCTTCCGTATCATGAATGGAACCAATAAACCAGCCATCGCCCTCTGGTCGTTCCGGTTCCCATGCAGAAATATCAGCATCACACGCATCAAGGTCAGCACATCCTTCATCTCTGAAGCAGAGGACGTATTGAAGATTATTTTCCTCCATCCAGGCGTTAAACTCTTCCGTTGAAATATATTCCCGACCATCACAGAATTTTTCATATTCAGGATGTGTCCAGTAGCCATATCCGTCACGAACTACCGGCATTTCTTTAATTTCACTCACTGTTAACCTCCTGCAACGCTACACGATACGCCTTCTTTATCCACGCCTTACTGCCATATAATTTCGTCTTCATAATAAACACACCTGCACGACTCGCCGATATCCCCGGACAGGTTAACAGCACAGCATCCACCACACGGTTATGCTTCCGAAACTCCATTACAGTACTGCTGATAACCACCTGCCCCACCGGGCCGTAATCCTGATACAGGATTTTCACGCAGACACCCTCCTGTCGAAATAAACGTAGTTATTCACTATGCGCAGCGGCATGCCTAATTTTCTGGCAATTTCCCTTCTTTGCATGCCTCTCTGATGCAGTTGCCGCGCCAGCTCAATATCACGCTGAGAATATTTTGCCGACGGGTGAAAATCACCACGTAACATCATGCTGATGCCCAGCTCCCGTGCCTTCGTTCTCACTGCCGCTTCAGTTCGTCCGATAAGTGCGCCAACGCTTTTTACCTTCATCGTTCCCGCACACTGCCGGAGTATCATGATTTCCGCCCGGCACCACGTCTTCCACCCACTCACCGCTGCTGTTCTCTGGTGGCGGTAATATCCCGGAGAATATCCCGGCACTTGTTCAGCTCCCGCAGCGCGGCGCAGACTCGCTCCCACTTCTGAACCTGACCTTTTGCCCGGCGCAGCTCGCGGTTAGCCACATGCAGCGATGGTAAAATCAGACCATCCGGATGCTTTCTGGTGAACGACGGCTGTGACTGCACTGTGACCGCCACACTTTCCGTTTTTATTTCTTCCTGTGTTGCGGCTTCCCGGACTGGTAACGCAGCACCTGCTGGCTGAGGAAAGGCCTTACCATCATTTTTCGTTACCGGCGCGGCTTTCGGATCTGCTGGTAAATTACCCCCCGACATGCAGTAACGAAATTTACCGTTCTGATTAACGCGTGCCAGCCGCCCCGTTGCGGTTACCACCGCCAGCGTGGAAGCAACCTTGCGAGTACTGACGCCGAACTTACCCGCCAGTTCCTCACACGTTTTAGCACCATCCTGACCGATAAACTCAACCATCATGTCTGCGGTAACTTTTGGAGCGACCTCTTCGGTTACCACATCCGGCGCTTCAGGTTGTAGTGCCTGCCCTTCGGTTACCCCGGCTTCACCTTCGACAGCCAGAAACCAGGTGTGACCCGTTTTATCAACAACGCCATTTTTTTTGAGTTCCCACAGTTCGTTAAGAACTTCTTCACGGCTGATATCAAGCCGCGCCGCCAGTTCAACAGAATTGGCTTTTCCCATCGCTTTCAGTGCATGCAATACAGTTTCCATCGAAAATTTACCTCGTCAAAAATTCTCACATACCCTGACGTCCAACGTTTGACCGCCAGCTCTCCCAGTTAAAATTCACCCAACGACCACCATTCATGGTCATACGGTCCATCACCCGATCTCCGAGGAGTGTGCTCATCGCTGCGTGATTCAGGTTCGTCAGCATTCCGACACTACGCATCGAAGCCGTTCTGCGGTCGACTATCTGGTTCAGCGTGACCTGCTCGTTGCGCGTATCCCGCTGCATGCCAATTTCATCAAGGACCAGAAGGTCAACTCCACAAAGCTCCTGTAAAAATTTTTCCCCGGACTGGCCGTTGTCGTAGCCGTCATGCAACACGCTCATGACATCGGACACGGTGACGATAATCACGCTTCTCCCCTTCGCCATCAGCCGATTGCCAATCGCTGCTGCCAGGTGATTTTTACCGGTACCAGGTTTACCGCTGAACACGAAGTTTGTACATCCGGTCATCAATTCATCGGCAATGGATTTCGCCTGGCTCAGAGCATGGCGCTGACCGTCGTTCTGCACCCGGTAGTTCCCGAATGAGCACTTCCTGTGAAGCGGCTGGATGCCCGCACGGTTCAGGATTTTTTCAACCCGCACCTGATGATTCAGGCGGTTAATCTCCTCGCTGCGTTTTCGTCCTTCAGCAAGTTGCCATTCCCGCCACTCCTCCACCGTCCGGTACGGTGGAACCGCCCCCCTGTGGTGCAAGTCTGCGAATACGTTCAAGAACCCCAACTGCCGCAATGTTTTTCATGACACGTCACCCCCTGAATCCCGGCGGTATTTCAGTGTCCGGTTCAGAAATGTGATTCACGCAACGCTGCGCGGGCGAACGCCCCAGGCGGATAACCAGTTCATCCCATTTTTCCCGGAGTTTTGCCGGACTCACTGATG